GATTCGTACATTCCGTGAAGAGGCGCGTCCGGTGCTCAATGGCATAGTTCAGGAAGCCGGCGAGGAGGCGCTGTCAGACCTGTTGCTGGAAATGGCATTCGACGTGACGGAGCCGCAGGTGGCGCGCTTCCTGGAACAGCGTGTCCAGCGCTTCGCGCGCGAGGTGAATGAGACGACCTGGCAGGCGCTCAAAGATTCGCTCTCCGAGGGCGTGAACGAGGGGGAAGCGATCAAGGACCTGGAGAAACGCGTCGAAGAGGTCATGGGCGAGCGCATTCGCTCATCGAGCGAAACGATTGCGCGGACAGAGGTGATCGGCGCCAGCAATGGCGGGACGCTGGAAGCCTGGCGGCAGAGTGGCGTGGTGGCCGGCAAGAAGTGGCTTGCGGCATTTCTGAACACGCGGGATTCTCACATCGACGCACACGGCCAGGAGCGGGCGATGGAAGAAGATTTTGAGGTCGGGGGTGGGCGCGGGCCGGCGCCCGGGCAGATTGGCTTGCCAGAGGAAGACATAAATTGTCGCTGTACTATGACGGCGATCTTGGATACACGAAGCGAGGTAAAGACAAATGGCGCACTATCTACGCGCGTTTTGCGAACGTACATCTGATGATGCAGTTGGCCCGATCCGTTTCACGGCTTCGACGGAGGGCGTGAAGCGAGACGGTAAGGATTTGAGAGCTGAGGACTGGAACCTGGACAACTACCGGCGTAATCCCGTCGTGCTGTGGGGGCATGATTACGTGGGCCGGAATCTCCCCATTGGGCGGGCCAATGTCCAGATAGACGGCACGCGATTGGTCGCAGACGTGACATTTGACAGCGAGGATGACTTTGCACGCCAGATTGAGGGCAAATACCGGCGCGGGTTCCTCANTGCCGTCAGTGTGGGGTGGGATGATGTGGGTGAGTATCACGAGCTATTGGACCTCAGCGGCGTACCCGTGCCGGCTGATCCTGACGCTTTGATGGAGCGCCAGAAAAGAGCATACCGTGACCTGATAGAGGACCTGGTGGCTGTGTTGGAGTCGCCAGATGCCAGCAAGGAACGCAAGGCGATTCCTCCGCACTCTACTGAGAAAGCCTCGGAGGACACGGCCTGGGATGGGCCGGCGGAGGTGGCACGGGCGGAAGCAACGGCGAGCATACTCCGCCGGATGCACGCCTGGGTGGATGAGGATCAAGACCCTGAGACTAAACGAGCTTACAAACTGCCGCACCATCGAGCATCGGGTGAAGTGGTCTGGCGTGGGGTGGCTGCGGCTATGGCGCGGTTGCTCCAGGCAGGTACTCAGATTCCCGACAGTGACCGGCGCGGCGTATACAACCATCTGCGACGACACTACGAGCAGTTTGATCGCGAGCCGCCAGACGCTCCGAACTAACGAGGAGCTGGCGGCGCTGGGGCCGGCTGAGATTCGCGGCCTGTTCCTGGAGGGCGAGCCGGAGATCGTACCGGATGCCTTTGTGGAATTAGAACTGCGGGTTAATGATGCCGGCTTGATTGAGGCCCTGGAGCAAGCAGTTGAGCTGATCCAAAGCGTGTTGTCGCGGGCGATGAAACCAAAAGACAGCGAAGAGCGGGCCGGCACCGATGAGCCACCTGCGTGGTTGGCCGACCTGCATGAATCGCTAGCAAGAATCGAAATAGGAGATAACAACCATGACTGAACAACTGATCCAAGATATTCACGACCGCCTGGAGGGAATCGGTGAGGCGGTCAGCGAAGACCGAATCCGCAATATCGTCAGCACCTACCTCGACGAATTGACGGACGACAGCGACTTTGTGCGCAAGATGCGCTTCGGACCAGGCTCTGGCCCCGACGCTCAGCTCTTGGGCACAAAGTTCGCCCGCTGGGGCCTGACCCTGGCGGATGTTGAATGGCTGTACGACGTGCAAGATTCCCTGCGCGGCCTGCGCCGTGTAAACGGCGGGGGCGTGTATCAGGGGCCGAGTGAGGAACTGGAAAACACGTTTCGCGCCGATCAGCGCGGCGATGTACGTGCCGGAGGACCAGATTCGAGAGATGGACCGGCGGGCGATTGACAATCTGTTCCCGCGCATCCCCCTCGGCTGGTTCCACGGCCAGGATCGCCGGCTGGCACAACATGGCGACTGGGAGCTGACGGATGCCTATCAGCGTGCTATCCGGGCAATGGATACCGCCGAAAGTGGCTTCGGCTCTCAGCTCATCGGCGCGCAATATGTCGGCGAACTGTGGGAGGCTGCGGCGCGAGAATCGCGTGTGTTTGCGCTGATCGACAGTTTTGAGATGACCGCACCGACTGCTTATTTGCCAGTGGAGGTGGACATTCCTGAGCTCTTGTTCGTGAGCGAGTCCACCTCTTCCAGTTCCAGCAACTACACGACCGTCAAGACCGGCTCGCAACGCGTCCAGGTGGACGCCAAGAAGTTTGTGATCCATCAAATGTGGTCGGGCGAGATGGAGGAAGACTCCATCATTCCGTTCGTGCCGTTCCTGCGCCGGCAGGCGACGCTCTCGCTTCAGCACTACTCGGACAGCCTGGTGCTGAATGGTGATACCACGAACGCCGGCACGGGCAACATCAATCTCGACGATGCTGATCCGGCTGACACCAAGCACTACCTGGCTTTTGACGGCATCCGGCATGTCGGCCTGGTTGACAATACCAACAACCAGAAGGACATGTCTGGGGCCATCACCTACACTGAGCTTCTGACGGGACCCAGGGGTCGGATGATCGATACCACCAACCTGGTGGACTGGGGGCACCCCACGAATCCGCAGGACCTGGTGTACGTGTCCGACCCTGAGACGGCAGATCGCGTCGCCTTGCTGGACGAGGTGATCACGGTAGACAAGTTCGGCCCTCAAGCTACCGTTCTCACCGGACAGATGGCGCGCATCGGCCAGCACCCGCTGATTCCGAGCATCGCTGTATCGAAGACCGAGGCCGATGGCAAGGTATCCACCACAGCCGGCAACAATACCAAGGGTCAGGTCGCGGTGTTCAACCGGCGCGGGTTCAAGACCGGCTGGCGCCGGCGGGTGCGGCTGGAGACGGAGCGGTTGCCGGCGACGGACCAGACACGCATCGTCTACAGCCTGCGGCTGGGCTTTGGGCGTTTCAGTCCCACGGGTGCGGCCAGCGGTATCGAGGCCGGCGACGTGATATACGACATTAGCCTATAGGAGGTAGATCATGGCGCGTGAGAAAATCGCAGTTGGGTCTACCCAGCACAGCAGTCGTTTTCCGGCTAAGGCGGCAGAAACGCTGTCGGGCAATCGCACGATCACCCTGGCGGAGATCGATCAGTATCAGTTCTTTGCCTTTGACCCTGGTGGTGCGGGCAGGACGGTAACGCTACCGGCGGAGGGCGACGCGAAGGGCACATTGATCTTCGTAAGCAATGAGGCCGATGCAGCCGAGGTGCTTACGCTCCAGAACGATGCGGCAGCAACCATTGTCACGCCAACGCAGAACGAGGCGGCTATCCTGTGGTGCGATGGCACCAATTGGTATGGCCTGGTAGGCGCGACCGCCTGATAGGAGGGGGGAGGGGTGATAAGCCCCTCCCCCGTTGGGAGTATCATGATAAAGCAGTACAAGGTGCAGTGGGATTATGCAAGCTCCCTGGCCGGCCCGTGGAGCAAGGGTGACGTGGTGGAACTGGAGGCGGAATGGGCCGAGGTTGTCAATCGGGATTCTCCGGGCGTGCTGGTGGAGGCGAAGAAGTCCAAGCGGGCTGCGAAGCCCAAGCAGGATAGGATGGCCCGCAGCGGGCAGGATAGGAGCATGTAGCATGGCGACACGACTTGAGCAGGCATCAGCGACCGGCAAGGTCCAGGACGGCCCACTGTGGCTGAAATCGGCGATATTGGCCGGCGGGTCGGCGGCGGCAACGCTGCTGGTTCAAGACACGACGGACGGCAGCGGGACAGATGTGCTGAAGTTGGCAGCGCCGATAGGCGATTCGGCGGTCTGGCAGTCGCCAGACAATGAGGGTGTTTACTTCGCCAATGCCATCTATGCCACGCTAGGCGGCACGGGGGCTGTGGCAACTTTCGAGTATGAGTGATGGCTATCACAAACGGCTACGCCACGCTGGCAGAAGTTAAGGCGCGGCTCGGAATCACGGATTCTACGGACGATAGCATCCTGGAGCAGGTTGTCGAGGCTGCAAGTCGGGCTATCGACAACTATTGTGGCCGGCA